CTCACGGTCAGCCGTGTGAGGTTTATCCCGTTAGCTGCTTTTATCCAGCGGGTACTGGAGCCAAAGACAATTTTGACATCCATTGGATACTTAGTTTCATCGGTAGTAGTTAAGTCCCACCTACCGTTAGCGTCCGTAGTATCTGTCATCCCGGCGATAGCAGAGGTAGCGTTATCCGCACTTGTATAGGCGGTAACTGTTGCGTCTTGGACAGCATTACCTGCATTGTCGTATACAAATCCTGATAGCGTTACAGATGTTGTTGTCATGTTGTTACCTAACTAAACCTAGATCGGTCTATTCCTGCAAGGGCATCGGCTACGATAGCCCTAGCATTTTCTATCAAGTCGTCCTCGTCCACGAATATAAGTTGTATTCCTAGTGTTGCTAGATATTCTCTCGTAAGTATGTCTGACTGTCTAACGGCTGCGCCCTTTTCATAATGAAAGAATAACCCTTGTACATTTATTGCAATATCAGGTGGGTTATATATCTCAAAATCCACTACTCTCCCACCTTTTTGCATTCTGCCACCTGCTAACTGCGATTGATAACTAAAGTCTATATCAGGTTTTAATCCCAGTTTCAGCAGTGCCTGCCAGCATAGGTATTCAGGCCCGGTACCGACCCACCATTCAGGGGTAGGGATTACTTCAACAGTCTCAGCCATTAGGTTTCAACCAGTTGTAGTTGTATTTGTGCCCTTTCATCTAACCCGGTGAACTCAAACCCTGAAGCACTTACAAGGTCAACGTTATAAGTCCTGTCGGAATCGTCGTCCTTATAGGTAAACGCAACAAGTGTATTTGTGTTAATAACAGTTGTTATATCCTCCATCATTTGCTTGGGGGTATTTCCTTTATACACCTTAGCTGCATCTACGCTTACACTGAAACCAAATTTCGGGGGTATTTTTTCTCTCCACCTTAATTCGATCAGGTTTAAGTCGGGGCTGTTATCAGCATCATTGCTTGTGAAGGTAAGCTTGAACTTAATAGAAGCGAACTCAACACCCACCCCAGAATTAAACTCATACTCATTCGTTCCGTTGGTTATGATATTGGTTATCAGGTTGGTGTAAGACTCAGTAAAGTCGGTAGCGTATTCTATTTTTATATGAATATCTGACGTACACCCTGATGTAACTGCGCGAAGGGCTAACGCAAGCTTATTTCCCGCTGCATCCCCGCCATCAAACCAAGGTGTCTCAAGAGTTCCGCTTAAAGCATATTGAAAGTCGGCTATCTCGTTAGGGTTTATAACGTCAGGGGATAAATCCATCTTATACATGGTTGAACCAACAGCGAAAAAGAGCCGATAGTCCTTCAGGTATGGGCTACCCACAGCACCCGCTCTAAGCCCAAGGTTGTTTGGTGATGTCCACTTAACTTCCCAAGCCTGTTCGTTATAGCCTATTATCGCAGAAGTTCCCAAGCCACCAACTACAGGGGAATGGCCCCCAGTTCCCTCACTTGCGCCACCCTGTGCGGTATATGTAACTTCAGCTATGTCAGCATTTACGCAAGCAAGCAAGTCGTTGTGCGTACCGATTAGTCTATTTATCTGACCCTGATAGGTACTTGGAACGCCGTGGTCTTTGTCGAATCCGACAAGGCTAACAACGGCTGTGTTTGCACCTGTCTGGTACTTGTAGATAGCGTTACCTACTGGAAAGTAAATCGACTCACGCCAAACTGTTGCACCTTGGCCTGACTTAATATGGAAGGGTGTCCTTAACTCTGTCTCCTCCCACCTATTATTAGTCTCGTCGAAAGCCCATAAACCCACCTTGGTCGTAGCGTAGATGATCGGGCTACCAGTAGCATCTCGATAAACAAGAAGCCCCGTTACATAACCATTAGGCAACGGTAGCTTTCCCTTATTTGTTGCTGTACTTTCAGGCCCTGATGCCCAGTTCTTTAGTGTCCCGTCCTCACTTATCCCCCAGAGAGTTCCATGCCAAATTGTGAAGTAAGCTACTCTATGTTGTGTGGTTGAAGTTCCGTCTGGACTTGTATAGCTTGATCCGTCTTTTGTCCACGTATACCCTTTATCTCCCCTAGCAAAAATCAGGTAGTTAACTCCGTCAGAGTGGGTAAATGTAATAGCTTGCGAAGTGGGATTTGTCAGAGTTAATGACAAGTCTTCCCAAGCATCATTAGTATCAGCGTATCTATATACACCTCCGGGCCTAAATACGACATAAAGGCTTTCTGAAGCCTCGCCAGTTACCTGATAAGGAGTGATGCTATTAATCTCACCCACATGATCGTTAGTAGCTGCCGTAGATGCCCTTGGGAGAAGTACGTGTCCCTTGAATCTGGTCTGGCAATTAGTCCACCAAGCCCTGTCAATAGACCCTGCATCTAATCCACGGTTCCAGCCTATACCGCCACGAAAGTCGTTCTGTGTGAGGATAGATGCCCTTGGGTCAGCACCTCGCTGGGTGTCACCGATGGTAAACCTTGGAGCAGCGATGCTTACAAGGGTCTTGCGTACAGGCCCAGCAATCTTGTACCGCTTGGTGTTAAGAAGGATTTCATTTTGACCGACAACAGAAGCCATTAGTCCACCATCTTTGTACCCGGTCTAAGGGCAGGTAGTGAACGCTCTGCCTGTGCAGCAACACCTTCAAAGAAGGCAGCACGCCTGTCACTATCATCAGGGTCTGTCGTCCTGCCTCTGGCAAGACTGAATAGCGACCTGCTTGTAGCGCGTGCAGCAATCAGGTCAGGGTCTAAGGTTGCCGTATCTGAGTCAGCCGTAAGCAGGGACGGTAGCTTGTACCCAATCAGGCGTATAAGGCTATATCCCACCTCTGCCCTTGAATCTTCTTTAAGAAATACCTTGCGTGCTTCGCGCTCTATACGATAGGAACCGGGCCAAAGCCTACGGAATACCGCTGACTCCGTATTCACAGCCTTGATGTCATTAATCCATATGTATCTTGTAGAGGTACCTGTAACAAACTTAAGTCCTACAGATACGATAGCTGAAAGCAACTCTGGGTTTACAAGGCTTACCCGCATGTAAGTCCATGTCCTTGCAGTAGCAGCAGGGATGTTGATGGTTTCCCTTGGAGTAGCAAGGGTAGAGCCTTCACCTAAAACAATCGTTAAGTCACCAGCCGCATGTGTTACAGAAGACTTAAACCAGAACTCAAGAGTGTCGTACCTGCGCAGGTCTAACGAAGTAACATCTTTATAGCCAACGGTTGCTGCGGATACTCCACTCAAATACATACGGGTAGAACTGCTGAATGCTTTATTATCTTCGGTGTCAGCAGTAATCGTTACGCTTGAGCCAGCAGTCCAAGCGGTACTCGCCTCATCAACCTTTTTACCAGAGTATTGGTAGCGGTAATCAACTCCTGCAACAGCGACCATAGCCGAAGGAATATCATGGCGACTATCTGATGAGTGCCCGTGATTGGATATATCTTCGTCAGTTACTAAGCCGCGGGGAGTGCGCTGGATAAGTGCTTGATTAATAAATTCATGGATACGATCTGGCGGGTACTCAGACCTCCAAAATTCGTAGGTGTCATTCGTTGCCGTGGAAGCCGTAGCTGCTGGCTTGAAGGTAAGTGTACCCGTGCTGGTAGCGTAGTCGGTTACGCGACGGATAAGACCGTCATTGGTTCCAGATGTAAAGACAAGCCAGCCACCATTGAACTCGTCATCCCCGCCTATGTAGTTGGTATCAAGGAGTGTTGTTGTACTCCCATTTCCTGTTGCGGTACCTGATGGGGGCTGATCGAGATTAGCAGCAATAGATCGGCGTATTTGTTCTCTAGTTCTGCTTTGTATTGCAGCCACGATAACCTCTACTTGTTGTTGCGCTTACCTTTGCGCCAGTCTGCTATAGACCTCAACGCCCCTTTAAGGTCATCCAATTTCTCTCTGCTTACAGATTGCGTCGGCTGTGCAGCCTTTGCTTCTGTCTCTGCTTGTTCGGCTGCCTTGTGAAGAATCTCATCGAGTTGATGCCCGGTGAGTCTGCTTGCGCCCGGAATGTACACAGGCTGCCCGTTAGGGCCGACGTTGAAAGTGTCTTCTTCCATCGTACCCATAACGCTCTTTAATTCTTCGGGAGGACTGACTTGGCGAAGGTTACGTCTTTGGTTTCCTGCGGACACAGGAAGCCACAACTTTGCCTTTGCCATGCCAGTCCTCCTAAAAACTAGAACTTGATTGAAAGATCAATCAAAGCGTACTCAGTGTCCGCCGCAGCAGCAAGAACTCTTCCCACCTTGCACTCTACTGAGTTGTCAGCACCAGATGGATCTATTGCACCGTCAGTAGAAGTATAAGCTTCGTTACCAAGAACAAGAGTCCCGCCAGATAGTACGGCTGCGGGTCCTGCGGTTTGGTTCCAGAAGTATTCTCCCGATGCAATATCGTGAGTTGGTACACCTAAAGCTGGACCGTCAATGTCCGATGCATCCCAAACTTCTACTGAATGTCCAACAGGCTTATGAAGACCTGCTTCCGAAGAAGTGGTAAGCGCAGTCTGAACTGTGTCGTTGTTGTAAAGGTCAATGGTTAAAGTTGCACTTGCAGCAGCACTACTGTGGTCTGCGATTTGGAAAATCTGACCCTCGCCAGCAGCGTCGTTAATGAAAACGTAGCCATCTACATAGTCGCCACGAGTTCTAAAGTCACCTGTGTACTTACCGCTACCTGTAATAGCAGTAGTTTGGTTAGTCAGCTTTATCTGGTTCGCACCAGCAGCAGCAGCTTCAGCAACAGGTATGTCTGTTAGATGCCCTGATGATGTTTGTGAACCCATCGTTACTTTACCAGCCGTAATAGCTTCGGCTGCGTAAGAGTAGTAGAAGACCCGCCCATCGTTATAAGCCATCTTTGTGCCAAGACGATGCTTCTGCGTCGTAGTGGCGGTCTTGTCGTATCCGGGTGAACCAGATACTACAGTTGGAAATGCCATGAGAATTTACCTCGTATTTTTTACAGGCTCTTTAGTCCTGCGATTGCCGATGTTAGAGGACTCGGTTATCGTTACATCCTTTTTTTCAGGAGGACTCTTGCGGAAGCCTCGCTCTAAGTATACGTCTTCATACGAAACGGGGAGATTAGGACATTCGACCCATTCATCCGAATCAGCTTCATATTTCCAGTAGGATCGTTTTGTAACCCCACCAACAGTCATACTTTGCAAGCCAGATTTAACCACAAGAGCCTCCTAATAAAAACTAACTTATGCGCTAGTTGATGGGTTTCCGATTTCGTACTGGATTGCAGCACCACGGGTGTCATCAACTTCAAATACTGCGTAATCTTCAGTGACAACTACTTCAAACGCTCGCAGGGAAATGTCCCGCTCACGCTCTTCTCGCCTTGCCCTTGCAGCAAGATGACCCATAGCTGTCTTATCAGCGATAACTCCATAACCAGAATTATCGGTTACGGTTTGAATGTTTCCATCCTCAAAGAACGGAACACCTGAAAGCTTAATGCCTGTCCAGTAATCTTTTACTGCTGGCTTGTTAAAAGCGTCAGGGAGTGGATAGGTAGCAAGAGTGTTACCTACATCAGTTGCCAACTTCCAAAGAGCATTAGGGTGGTGTACGACAAAAATGTCGGAACCAAACTGATCTGCCTTTGCGGTAGCAATAACTGCCGATGCGTTAGCAAGGGTAAAGTTTGCGTTGTCAGCACCAAGCTTTACAGCCCCGTTTAGGGTTGGAAACAAAGCAATGATGTCTGTGTCCTTTTTGCGCGCCATTGCATCACCCATCTGGCGACCAATGATCTTGAACACATCTTCGTTGTTCTGCTGGAGAAGAGTGTCGGTAACAATTACCTTCAGTCCTACTTCAGCGGTAGTAGCGGTGACAGTTGATACATCAATGTCCTCGCTGTCCACCATGTCACGACCTTCTACCAAGTCCTCAGCATCCATCTGGGCGACCTTGGGGATCGTGAGTTGATATTCACCTTTACCAAGGCTGAACTTTTCAATAAGTCCTACCATTGGCGCATTATGCTCTTCGGTATACCTAGCCGAAGCAAGCATAATTCGTGACATATTTTGTAAATTACCAGTTGTACTGGTCTGTACAGAAGCCATTTCTTATACCTCAGCCAAAGATAGTCATGCCTAACCGCTGCGCGGCTGAACGTGCCATCTCAGTTGTTATTGCAGCATCACCTGCGTTGTATCTATCTAAAACGTCTTCGGCATTTGTGGGTGCTACGTCAGCAGAAGGTGCGCTACCTGCGAGTTGTTGGGGTGGAGTCACCTGTTGGATTCTCCCCTCCAAACCTTGAATCCTAGAAAGAGCCTTCGCGTGCCGTTCCATAGATACAGGGTCAGGAAAGTCCTGTAACTCTGCATATGGAACCTTGTACTGACTCGCTAACTCGTAAGCCTTGGCAAGTTGAGTCCTAGTATTTAGCTGGGCTTCAACTTCCCTTTGCTTCTGAGTAACATTCTGAGCCTCAAGTTTCGCCGTGTATGCTTCCTTCGCCATGTTTGCGTTCTGCTGTGCTATTTGCCCAGCGGTCACATCATCCATGCCTTGGTTGATATACGTCGTGCGAAGCTGCTGCTCATAAGCCTGAACTTCTTGGTTCAGGTTATCTAAGTTTGCGCGTTGTTCAGCTTGTACGCGTGCTGTTTCTGATTCTTGTAGCTTTCCTTCCAACTCAGCCATTCGCCTGTCGGTGGACGACTGATACTTACGGAACTCCTCACTTGACTGTACTGGTGTCGATGCCTCAGACCGTGGTTGAGGTTCGGACTCTGCAACAACCTCGATAGATTCACTACTCTCAACCTCTGGCGTTGGCTGCTCAACTTGTTCTGTTACTGTCTCAGTTTCAGTCGGAGCAGGTGTATCCAAAGGAACTTCAGTAGTTTCCACCTGAGATTCTGTACTTATGTCGTTACGCTCTGTAACCATATTTTCTTTGTCTCCGAGATATAACACCAGTTAGATGGCACATCTCACTTGTTTAGGTTTACAAATAATAAGGCAAGCTAGTTAGCTATGGCAACTTCCTGCGCGTACGTTTCCCCACCTATATTTCTCTGCATCTCGCGAGTCTCTTCATATAGTGAGGGATCAAAGGGCGCAGCTTCAAGGCCGTGCCTGCGAACGACCTTTGCCTGAAGTTCCCTTGCTTGGGTAACTCGTTTTACCCAGCCCGGAGATTCACCCGTTGTAGTTTTTAGGTCAAGCAACTCCATCGGCAAGGGGAGCATGTACATGTTTGCAAGAATATACTCACGCTCTATTTCAGTAAGACCGTCAAGGTATATCTGTTCAAGAAGTTCAGCATATTCATAGGCTGAGTTCGATCCTGCAAATGTTGCGGGATCATAAAGGCTGTCCTTGTACTCATAGAACTCCTGTTGGGAAACCCTTAACGGGTATTCATCCTCTCGCCCTTGGTCATCAGCACCGAAAGCTTGGAGTCTAATTCCTCGCTTCTCCTTGTTGAGATCGTGGTATCTCTTGGAAATCTGATAAGACTTCTGCGTATCGCTGATATTAGGGTTACTTAAAACCTTTTCCATCTCATCAAGGAACAACGAGTTAAGAGCGTAGTTGTTCTCCGAGTATTCACTTGGAGAGAATCTACTCTCTTCGTAGTAAAGCATGTCGATAGACTCCTGCTCAAAAGGCCATGCTTCCGTGTAGTTTCTACCAAGGGCTTCTAGTGCAAGATCATTCTTGTCGGGATATATTGCAACGTTCAAACCTGCAAGTGAAGGTAATAGTAGTGATGCTGCTGAACTTGTACCAAGCTGTTCTGCTGCATCACCTACTTCCTGTATCCATAGAGGTGCCCACTCTTGCAGGGTCTTAAGGTCAGTTGGGAGGAATGCTCGTTCAGCGTCTATATCTTCACCATAGAAGTTTCTACCCGTAACAAGCGTGTCTACAGTTCTCACGGCTGGGCTGAACTTCATGTTAAGGAAGTCTGATGAGACATCCCAAAGGTTCTTATCGTATTCAACGCCTGTGGCTGACAGAAGTTTACCGCGGAACGGCTCGCCTTCTGTTGCTCCTTGGAGAGATACGCTTCCCGCCCTGAATATAAACCTGAATACAGAACCCATTCCCGCAGTTAAGTCGATATTTGTCCTACCCTTAGTAAGCTTAAGGAAGTCTGACTTGCGGTGGTCGGTTCCTACTTGGAAGCCATTCAGCGAAAGCAATGTGGCTATCCCACCTATAACCGTAGCGAAGCCCACCATGTCTTTTGCTATTTGCTTTGCAACAAGGTTGTTCTTTACAGGTCTGCCTGTTGTTCTGTTAATTGAGTAGCTGCCAAGTTCTTTTGCTACCGCAACAGGTACTTGGAATCTTGAGACAACCCATCGTGGGGCTAAGAAGATAGTGTTCAGCCCTGCTGTAAGTTCATTAGCCTTCCAGATATTACCTCTGCCAGTGCCTTTGTTTACCCAGTCAGCATAAGTTCTCATCTGCCTGTCTATATCTGCCTGCTTTGCGCCAGAGTTTTTGAAGACAAGGTAAGCACTCTGCATCATGTCGAACCTTAGCTTGTTAAGGAAGGCAACGTGGAACCGTTCAAATGCTTTATACATATGCCCTATGCCGGGGATTCTTCTAAGGTACTCTGATACGAACTGCTCTTCCCTGAGACTTAGCGGACTATTAAGGTCTGCAAAGTAAGCACCATACCCGCCTTCTCCGTTTACCCCCGACCTTACACCGGGCGGTGAGAAGAACTTCGCGAAATGCTGATGCCCTTCTATATCTCTCATCGCCTGTTCAAAGTTCCTCGGTATGGCAAATGATTTCAAGCCTTCAGCAGCAGCCTTCAGGTAGGCTTTAGGTCGCCCAGCAAACAGTAGCCCTTGGTTAAACAGTCCCCCAAAGTCTCCACCCAGCAAAAGGATTCTTGGAATGTTTAGGAAGTCTACTAATGCTCTTAGTATCTTCTCCCTTGTGCGTAGCTGCCTGCTTCTTGTAGCAGCTAAAGCTGCAATATCAAAGCCGAATAACCGTTCAATCAACATGATTTCGTTGCGTTGAAGATGACGCGCTGCGAGTCCCGGCTCTACGCTTGGGTCAAAGGAATGCCCTGTAAGTTTCTCAAGGGCTATCTTTGCATTAACAACATCGAATGACCTTTCTCCTAATCGCTGCTGTGCATATGAAAGTAAAGCTGCAAACTCTTTAACATCCATAGACATAGGCTCAAAGCCCAAGGCAGTCATTTCGCCACGCAGGGCACCCATCTGGGCTATCGCTAACTGTCTTGGGTCAGATATTTGTTCTGCGAGTGAAGCTGATATGGCAGCTTTTCTTCTTCGGTTTGCTGCCAAGATTTCTTCGTTGACCTTAACTAACTCCCATGACTTCTCAAGGAGTTCAGGCATCTTGCGAATAATAGCCACTGCAATGCTGGCGTTGCCCTCATTAGTTATAGTGCCGTCTGCCAACCTAAGACCTTCAGATGGATCGGAAGCCAGAACTTCATCCAGTTCCCTTGGAACGATATTGTTCCAACGAGTAGGCTTACCTTTATAAATAGGCGGGTCTATATTAGCGTCAGTTACATCAAGGTTTGGTACAACATCTCCTTTTGATGCTTTCTTGTTAAGGTCTACTACGTCCGCTGCGCCACCTTGCCTAGAACTGCCAAGTATTTTTTTCTCCTTAAGTGCTTCTATCTGCTTGCGAATAACCTTTTCTAACTTAGCTTTGGCATCTGATAGTTTTTTCGTAGCTTCACTTGGGCTAAAGCTAAACTGCGAGGTTGAAAACATACTGGTCTTTTTTACGAAACGACCTGTTTTCTTATCTCTTGTTGGTAGGCGTTCTGCTTTTCTTGGATACTCAAAGTTTGTTTCCAATCTAGCACTAGGGGCTTCTGGGCTTAAGTTCTCCCTTTTAACTAAATTGTTATTAATAACATCCTCATTCCCGACAAGCATGGCTAGTCTATGAGGTATCCCGGTGTTGCCTCCACCAATGAAAGTTAGTGCTTCTACGTTTGCTTCTCTGTAGAAAAGTTCAAGGTCTCTAAGTTCTCCTCCTGACCATTTTTGTACCACCTTACGCATGGTGCGTCCAAACTTATCTTCAGGCAGAAGCCACCCTTGACCAAGTCTAAATTGGTTAAGCAATTGACCGTTACTTATTTGACCTAACATCATTTGAGCAGCTTGATCCATGTCGTGTGGCAGCATCACTGAAAAGAAGTCATCTGCAAGTCCTCTGTAAGTTAGGAACTCCTCTGGTTCTATATGCTCCCCAACAGCTACTTTGTCTCCAGCGTACCTATATCCTCTAGTACCCGGAATATCTGCTTCCTCAAATCCCTTCATAACATTCCACATTGAAGGAGATGTTCTTTGTATTATTCTGGCAATTAGCCCATTATTACTTCTTGCGTCTACCGAAGGGTTCGACATATCGCCGAAATACTTTGTGCCTCCCTCACGCATAGGGGTCATATCCGGTGTAAAATCTGCTTCCCAATATGTGTTATACAGATTTTCACTAAACTCTTTTACTTCATCAAGTTCTTTTCTCAGCCTGCGCATCAGTGCTGCCCGTGTGCGCCAAAGTTCGTGGGGAGATCGGTGAGGAAAACCCCTTATAGCCATTGGCGCACCTATTTCTCTTACTGCCCTTAAAGTGGCAACCATGGCAGCCATGTGAGTAAACATCATCCAAGAAGCGTTTGAACCGTTATAGGAATTAGCTACTCTCGCAGGGCCTTCCATAATGTCCATATTATTGTAGTCAAATTTTTCCGTTATCCTACCTGTGAAATGAGTAAGTGCCTCATTAAAGTTTGCATACCCATGCTGGGGCCATTGAGCAACTTCATCTAAGGCTTCACGGAAATAAGAGTTGGCTAAGGAAACTACTTCTGGGCCAAAGGTTGTTTCATAGTTTCTATCGTTTGTCCCAAGTCTCCCAAAAAGATTATTGAAGAACCTTGTGCCTACAGGATCAGACTTGCCAATACCATCAAGGCGCATAATATTCTCAGACGGAACAGCGACATGGAATGCTTCTACTATTCCATTCCACTTAGTCTGATTAATAAGGGCACCACCCCACCTCTTTGTTGCATCTGTAACACCCGTTTTTGCTGATTGCAGAGAACTCACTCCATCCATGCCTGCAATTAATGCATGGTCGGTAAGGAGAAGCCCCGGCCCAAAAAGCGTGTTGTGTAGGGAGGTTGTTGTTTGAGAATGCCTGAATCTTCCTTGAGGCATAACACCTGCATGGAAGAAGAGGGTAGGCCCTTGCGGTCTTTCTCTTCGTATGCCTTGTATATTTCGTACTGCCTGAGCAAGTTCTTCCTCAGTTGCGTCCCTCATTAACTCCCTGTATGCCTCTGAGTAAGGCCATGATGTTGCTACCTGATCGTATACATAGTTAATGTTTTTCTGATTTGCGTCTAGTATCAGCTTTGCTTGGTCGATCTGTGCAGGAGTGCCTTCTCTGCGCGCCCTTTCCAGCAATGCTTCTGCCTGCAAGAAATCATGTTTTATAGGCCAAACATCCTCAGCCGTAACAAATAGTCTCTCTCCTTGGTAAATTCCTACGCGCGGCCTAGACTGGTCACGTACCTCCGATTTAGCATTAATCATATCTTGAAGGGTAAACATCTCTTCAGGAGATTGAGGTTTGATAAATCTAAAACCACTCTGGTCAGCTTGGGCTGCCTGCATGGAAGTGAGTGGCTCTAAGTTATGATTCAAATAACTGGCTTCATACAAAGGTTCTAAACTATTTCTTTGAGCAAAAGATAACTGACCTATCTCTCTCAACAAAGCTTTTGACATGGATACACGGGTAGCCCATGCTTCTAGTGGCAATGCGTCAATCACCGAGTCATCCCACATTGCCCCTATATTTGAACCGCTTTCATCAAAGAAAGGAACATCTTCTCTTGGGTCTAATAACTTCCTCTCTTTAAGTACCCGCCAGATATGTCTTAGATGCTCTCCTGATGTAAGAGAAACTCCAAAGGGGGTAAGATACTGCTGCGGGGATATTACATCAGTTAATAAAGTTCTTTGAACTTGGCGCATGCGCACATCGAATGGCGTGAACTCTTGCAGCATCGACTTCTCGTCAATGGTGCCCGGCAAATCTATTCTCATTGCAAGCGGGAGTGTCTCAATAAGTTCGGTAGCGTCAAACCCTATTAATAGATTGGCAAGATTAACCCGAAGAAGGCTTGCCTCTTTCTCAGACAGGTAATCACCCACCCGTCGCTGAACTTTCGCTGCCATAAGCCTCTCAAGAAGGAGCCTATTACCACCCTGCTTGTTTGCTGGAACTAACATTTCGCCAGCCATAGGGACTGATAATGGTCGGAACTCTGCGTTTCTTACGTCATCAAGTAACTTTTCAACGCGATCCCACGTTTGTCCGTCTGCACCTCGCCAGCCCTCTGCCATGCCATGTGGCCCTGTTTTTGTATAGCGTTGCGCAGTAGGCCATCTAGCATGTTCGGGTGAGGGTATCCCATATCCTTCCTTGTCTATCGCCTTCAAGCCTCTTTCCCAATATGCCCTAAAGTCTCTCATTAGCTTCAGGAGCATTTCAGCCCACTTCCTGAACATGTCGTTCATCCACTGGTCGCCGCGGGTTACTCCCAAGGCTGGGCGATAGTTTGGATTAGTAAGCATTTTATATATATACGACGAAAAGATTTCTGCGCCTGCTTCTGCTACCTGACTATGCCAAGGATCAGTCTTTACTTTATCTCCCGTTACGGGATCGTAAATTTTAATAGCAAGTTGTTTGTAGTCATCGATTGCTGCGTCACCCGATTTACGCCAAGCCCTTGACCCCGGAGAATCTCCTAATATATCTACTCTCTGTAGAAGATCAGGGTCGGCGTTGTACATAAACCGCGCGCCTCTCGGAACGCCAGCTATCCACGATTCCCCAGCCTCGCCCGACAAGACCGCTGCTTTGACTGACGGTATATCCATCCATCTTGCTATTAAGTCGTTGTACTGGGAGTCACTCAGGTTCCTTGCTTTTGCTAGGGCAGCCCTTCTAGTAACGCTTGAAGCCGAAATTATCTCTTCCACCAGTTCTGCATAGTCATCTGACTCATGGAGGGGGTAAAGTGTTTTTCGGGTAAAGGCAATCTGTTGTTTTATAAGATGACTAAATTCTTCGTATTGCTCCGGTGGTAATAATTGCACAAGGTTATTCATGATTACATGGAAAAACTCATGAACCAATGTAACAACATTTCCCAACTCGTCCGTGCCTCTAGGCGATTCCCTCTCTCGCTGAAAGAGTGATATTAATGACTGCATGGGAGCGAAATGTAAATCTGGGTTTACATCCATAGCACCTGATGCTCTTATCTTAGCCCAATGCGCTGCCGATAAATTTTGTGTTGGCAGACCGTGGGTAACTGCCAGTGCCCCTTTTAAATGCTCTGGGAGATCAGGGACGTCGAAGGCAGATTTGGCCTGTCTATCTGCGACACCGACAAGCATATTTTTTATTGCGTCTTCTTCACTTATCCCAAAGCCCTCTGCCAGAAACTGCATAAAGGGTCTTAAAAACCCAGCAATCTTCTCTTGGGATTGCCTGTCAACGCCATACATATTGCCAACAGTTTTTACATAACTATCAACACTTTTTATCTCTGTGACTACTTCTATGCCTTTAGAGGTCGTTACCTTAAGGTTGCCAGTTTCGGCATCTATTACACCGCGGGTTTTAAGGTCTGCAATCCTTCTACTAGGATCGCGAGCGTCTTCTAACGCTCTCTTAGTTTGCAAAGCCCAAGCTTCGTTTTCTTTAATGTAGTCATCAATAACTTTAAGGGCGCGTTGTCCTGCGGTTCGGTCTAAATCTAAACCTCTCGTATGAATCCTCTCTGCTAGTTGAAGGGCTTCAAGCAGTGCCTCTTCGTCGGGGTCAGGAAAAGTTCTAATCCATTCAGCCTGTGCGTTAATTACCTGTCTGAAAAATTGAGCAGTACGTTGAGCGGACAGGGTGAGGGATTCAGGAGCCAGTCGAGGTTCCAGTACGGTGCGTAGGTGAGTTCTGGCTTTCCTTAGTTTTCCAAATAAAGTGTCAGGGTCAATCTGAAGAGGAGACTTTCTTGTATCTTCAAGAATCTCATTGATTCTTCTGGCGACAGCCTCTACTTCTTCCATGCTGCCTAATCTAAAGGATTGCCCTATGCTCCCCTCAACCATCCCACCTGTAATTAAGTTCTCTTTAGTTATCCTAAATAATACTGGCGTTCCATTCGCCCTAACTCCATAAAAACCACTGAGTCCTTTAAAGCGCGTCCCAACAGCTTTCATTTTCTCTAAGTCTCTTGGCTGTAAGGGAATTATTACCTCATCCCAAGGCTTATCTCCCGGCCCTACTTTCTTTAATGGCGTTGTCGTTGGGGTGTATTTTTCAGTAGCAAGTTTGTCATTCCAAAGTTTTGCATTATTTCTGATGATGTCCGGCAATGCTGGGTCGGGGTATGCTACGGCTTGAGGCCAAGTGCCCTCATCAATATCTATCTTTAAGAAGTCTTGAAGGTCTAAGCCCTTACTCATTGATTTGTTTTGGTTTCTGGCTATTGTAAACTCACCAATCATTGAGGTCGCTTCGTCCATATTCCTCGCGACAAAGAGGAACTCTGAAGCTTCTGGCAAAGCTGACGGTGGCACGTCTGACGGGAACTTAATGACCTCTTCCATCTGCGCAGCGGTTCGGTTGCCATGGCTACCAAAGCGATCAATAGCTTTTTTCGCGCCCATTGCTGTACCTAAGAAAGCACCACCAGATGCCAGACCAATAGGGAGGGCAGCCCACATTGGGAGACCTTCTCTCTCTGCTGCACGTAAACCTGTTTCAGCAGCAAGCCCAGTACCTAACTCAAGACCTAATGCTCTTGCAAGTCCTGACTTAGTTCCGGTAGATGCAAGCGGTTCAACAAGGGCTGCTGCCCCTTTCGCGCCTAACTTTAATGCTTTGTTACGGCCTATTACTCCCGTACCTGCTGCTGCTCCTCTTAATCCTGCTGCTATCGGTGTCCCAAAACCCAGAGTTAGGGCTGTGATTCCAACATCAAATGGACTTGTAAGTTGTGCTGCACCCATAGCTACATCTCTTGGGGTCACACTAAAGCCTTCCCAACCGATTCTAGGCTGATCTGGAGCCTGCATTGCCCAATGTTTAGCTAACGGCTGCATGTCAAATAAAGTTTCTGGTAGCTGTAACGCCATTGGGAGTTTAGGCTCATCTGGAGATGGGCCACCTACATCTGCGCCAAATGTTCGGGCAAGCATTTTTGGCAGATAGACAAGAGGATTCTGGTCAATCAGTAGGCGTTTTGCATAGGTTTTTGTGTAGTCGGCAGGAGAGAACCCCAGTTCATTTTTAACATTGAATCCGGTTTCTGCCTTGCCGAGACTTGTGACTTCTTTAAGAAAGTCATTAAAGGATGGAACTGCCATTAGTAATAAAGGTGTCTGGTTCGTGGACGGTATCTACTTAGTTCGTTAAACTGCCTTCCTTGTTGCGCGAATCGTTCAGTAAAGGGCATATCCTGTAAGAACTCGGTGAACTTCATCGTAGGAGGCTGTCCTGACATTATCTGTTCACCAAGCTTTCCATAGAAGTCACCTAATGCCTGACCATAGATATCCTGCGCCTGTCTCCTACGTGCAGCCGTATCCTGAAACGCATCACTTGTTTTACTGGCTAAGGTTCCAAAGAAGGCAGCGCGGGGTTCTTCTTCAAGGAATCCTGAGAACGTTTCTTCCCAGCTTGGATTTTTAAAGTCTCCGATAGCCATTAGAGACCAAACCTTGAAGCTGCAAAGTCATAGAAGTTCTGGGGCATAGCCTCTCCTAGCTGGGCACGTTCCTGATTCTGCAAAACGTAATCACCATATAAGTCTTCATAGCTTTGCGGTCGGAACATTCCGCTAACAAGCGGTGAGTATCTGCCCCTCTGTGCTGCGCCCATCAACCTAGCTGCCTGACCTACATCCTGTACGCTTTGAGGCGCAAAGTATTGCTGGGCTGCTACTGGAATATCTGCCTGTTGCATACCTCTAAAAGTATTTACATCCTGCAATGCTTGATTCCACACAGAGCCAAGACCACCCTCTGCTTGCTGTGCTTGTGAAAGAAAGTTTTGGAATGACTGCCCCGGCAATGCCATCCCTTCTGCATCTCCCGCACCAAGACCTAATCCCGGTTGGGGATTAAGGAGATTCCTGATCGCGCCTCCTTGGAAGGCAGCGGTAAGAGGGTCTTGGAGTCCTTGGAGATAACCTCCAATCGGGCCTCTGCGACCAAATCCCTCCCCAAATACGTTGCCGAAGGCACGGCGATAGCCAGCAGTAGGAGATATTTCAAAGAGGCCACGGTTATCTACAATCCCTTGGGGGGAACCCAAGCCCATCATGTTTGCTTCAAAAGATAGATTAGGGTCAAAAGCACCCGGGCCACCCGGCCCACCCGGGCCACCTTCAGGGCCACCCGGAGGAGGAGGGGCACCACCCGGAGGAGGAGGGGCACCGCCGGGAGGAGGAACAACCGCAGGAGGAGCAGGCTTAAAAGTTGGTACGTCTGGAGGGAGAGTTACATCCGCGCCAACATCAGTGTCTATATCTTCTACAAAGCCTGTTTCATCTATCGGTTCCCATACTGCACCCGGCTGACCTGTTTCTTCCGCAAAGGTTTTAAAGTCATCTAAGTCATCATCTGGTTCAAATCCTGTCGGTGCAGGTTGTTCGACTGCATAAAATTGTTCTAAAGACTTAGCATCTGGTGCTAAGTTGCTTAGAACTCTCGTCTGATCTTGCGAACTTAGGTTGGCGTATTCTCCGGGGCGTTGGTTCCAGTACGAAGGAAGATTATGGTTTGCAGCAGCTTCCCTCGCTTTACCAGTTAGCTTTTGATACTCGTCCCATCTGGTTTTCCAATAATCTGGAAGGTCGTCCCACGGGTCTCCCTGTTCAGTAACACCAACTTCAGGTTTTTTTTCTCTAACTTCCGCTTCCCTTACGCCAATAACATTTTTGAGAATGTCCTTCTGGTCAGCACTGTACTCCTCGGTTTGCCAGTCGCCTCTTTCAAATCGCTTATCTACATACCTTGACATCAATTTGTGAGGATTTGCTTGGAGGAAATCCGTCAACTGACGCATAAAGCTATTCATGGCTCCCTGAAAGCCAGCCCGCCCTTCTGTTGCAGCGATATGCTCCATGACCTCTCTAATTTGAGGCGCATCAATTTTATTATTGGGGTTCTTGCTTCCCGCAGCTTCACCCCATCGGAACATATCTGAAGGAAGATAAACGTGCCAATCTTCAGCCCCCGGTGTACCTATAACATTTATATCTGCGACTCTCTCACCCCATGGGCGAATGGGGCCAATTAGGTTTTTGTTTTTCTGCGCAAGGTCTGCTCCTACTGACCCCATTACTTGCGACTGTGCCCCGCCGGGGCCTTGACCACCCATAAGATCAAACTTGTCAAAGCTTTCAGCCGGGGTCATATCCGCGCCTAGCGCAGATGGTTGTGCCATTCTAAATTCTGCTTGCTCTGCCTGTACCCGTGGGTCAAAGGCAAACCCCGTTCCCGTCATTATTGCGCCTTCTGTTGGCCCTGACGTTCTTTGCTGCGCAAAACCACTACTACCGCCCATAGGATCAAAACCAGCTACACGGGTTGGGTCGCTAGTAGCCATTGGCGTAACGCCACCGGGCTGTTCTGCTGGTATATCAATACCAGTGCGAAACTGGAGGGGTGTTCCTGCCTGCATTCCCCACCCACCTGCTTCTTGTACTGCTCGCGACATTGCGATAGCTGCGCTAGGTGCAGTAACGGGATGCCAGAAAACTTCACCGTCTGGTGCTGTTAGAGGAACGTTATATCTTGGCATCTTACATTCTTCCTACTGGATTAACCCTAGGGCCGGGGCCACCGGGCATTCCCGGTGGTGCTTGGTTAGGGTTGGGTGTTTGCGGGAAACCCTGCATCGGAGATGGCATGACCCCGCCAGCTACGCCGGGAGGCCCGGCTGTTCCGGGTGGTGGCCCCGGTGGTGGCCCGGCTCCTCCACCTTCTGGGGGAGGGGGCGCGCCCATCTGTTGCGCAGCCATAACCAGTTGCTGGAACTGAACATCCTGCGCAGCTTCCTGTTGCTGATCCTGCTTCAATGTTTTTCTTAGAAGGTCTAAGTAAATCATCGCTTTTTCCTGCTCGCCCGTCTGCATCAGACCCTCTATCAAGGTAAGCAGTAACGCCTTCGGCTCAGTAACGTGAGCCTGTTGTGCGCTAATAGCATTCTTGAATTGGTCAACATCATTTATCTGCATGACGTTTTCCCAAATCCACTCGTCAGGTGCCAGTGGCCTGTCACCGTCACGCATCATCTGTGCCATTGTGACAAGTTGTGGCTCGTCCTGTGGCATTCGTACACCAAACTTTATATCAATAGCCCCGGCACCTTCAAGGTCTGCGGGCTTTATCTCTTCATTGAAGTAGTTGGAAATATCGTTATGCCGACCTCTTACGTCGAGAGCAGAGAATCCACCAGTCTCGTACTGCATGGATATGATCTCTGACATCTGTTTATAGCAGGAAGTCATCGCCTGTACGCGCGGTTCAATCTGGTGTGCTGACCCTTCCTGAAGAACCTTGGCTGCGAATCCTGAGATAGCAAACGGCAGTTCGCCATAACTAACGTTAGATAATCCACCACGCTGAATCTCACCAGAGATTAAACCCACGAAGTTGCCCGTATCGAGAGGCATCGTGATCTCATCCATTAGCGAGATGTCAGTCCCGGCAGGGAGTGGGACTTCCGACCCGTCTTGCCAAGGGTCGGTATCCAGCGTGGTGGTTCCGTCAGGAGAAATAATCTTATAAGGTCGCCTGACAGCACGCCTTACCAGTGTCTTGTACGCACTCATTGCAAAGTTCAAGTCTTCGTAGAGTGTGCGGTTAGCAGAAAATATAGACTCGCCATAGTCACGGGCAGTGTCGTCACCGGAAAGATCATCCTGTATCCACGGTGCCGGGCCGACTGCTCCTAAGAATACGGGCGCGCAAGGGTTGCCATCCATATCCCTAACATTGTGCTTGGTTAGTCGTTTACCGTACTTGTTTTCATCTTTGTCGCCAACGACGATTACTGCGTTCTCTGTCCTTGAGTAGTAATCCCAGACAGTAACACCACCGCTTGTCTCGCCTTCTATTGTCGGCTCAACGTCTACGTTATAGCGAGTCTTTACTGATAAGGCTGACCGTTTAGATTTATGGGCAAGCCAGACAATACCTAGGTCATCCATCTCATAACAAACGTGTAATGGGTCGAACGGAGTTATGTCAACAAAGGTGGTGCCATCTTCACGCTTGTTAAGCATTGTGCGTCCTGCATACCATCCACGAAGAACTATATGGAACGCTAGCTGCTCTCTTACACTGGGTTGCCCGAATCTTTGCATTCGTTCATCGGCAAGGTTAAGCGCACCGATAACAAACTTCTCTTTGGAGCTACCGCCCGCTCGATCTGCTACCTCTAAGCTAAGAGGAACACGCACCGACATCTGGGCGTTTGATAAATAAGACATTATCTTGTCGGCAAGTATCTTGGGGGCGTTAGAGGTATAACTCTGGTACCCGGTTCCTGCGTCATAAGGATTCATACGGTATAGACCGTAATCGTTTTCCATTCGGGTTCGGCGTGTTCGGAACCCCGGCGAGTCCCAGACTTCTTCGATCTGGTCTACTAGGTCGTCGATTTTTGCCACGTTACCACCTGTTTACAGTAATTATCTTGGTCGAGCCTACAGCCCTAGCGTAGCCATAGTTTACGACAAGTCCGTAGGTTATTGCTTTAATGCCGTGGTTGAAAGCATCTCTAGGCTCCCTTCCAACAGTATTACCTTCCCTGTCTGTACGCCAAGTATAAACATGAATCTGCTCGTCGAACGGGTTCGCACACCCGCCCAATTCAGAGATTACACCTTTTACCTTGGGGTTGAAAATTATATTCGGCTGCTTATTAACAGGGTTTTCTTTTAAGAATGTGTTGAACCTTTCAACACCATCAAGTATCCCGACTCTCTCTGATTGCATATACAGGCTGGCCTTTTCAAGCCAAGTATCTACAGGGCGGGATTCCCCTATATTATGGGCTGCAACATCAATTACTCCGTGTTGAACATCGGGCCACCACGGGCGCATCTGGCAAATCTCTATGATCTCTTCAGTAATCTTCTCGCGTTCAAAGATTTCGTCGATAACCCTAACCTGTTCCCCAATAATTTGTACAGCCTCAACAGCATAGGCCGACTTTGTTACCTGTGAGTAGCCGGGGTCTACCCATAAATGAACTGGCTCACCCTTAATATATTCTGCCCTGTCCGATATATGTGACTGAACATCAAACATGTTGTGTACAAGTCCCTTCGGGGGCGCAGGCTTGCCCGCTACACGTTCATTAAACCAGTCTTCGGAGTGCAATCGCTCCAATGCCAGTATCTCATCGTCTTCCCTGCCATCAGGGTAGACCGCTTGGTTAGTCCAAGAGGGTAATGAGAAGGAAATAGCGTCATCGTCAGGATTAAAGTACTGCCAAGCCTCCCATTGGGACGGATACCAGCCCAATGACATCTCAAATGTACCTTCCAAGAACAGATACCCACGCTTCTCAGCAATTCTGCCTCTAAGCCTAAGGAAACTTTCGTAGTCAATCTGAGATGCCTCGCAAGCTACCACCATTCGCGGTGCTTCCATCGCAAGACTACGGTAATCATTGGCAGATTTCGTCTTGATGGTAAAAATACCGGGGTCTTCCTGCGTACCACAGGCAACAGACATCTCTCCGGGGTCGATTCGCTTGGTTTGCTTGACCAGAAAGCCCAATCTGCCAAGAATATCGGTCAGATAGTTCCATTCTGCACGGGTTCTCTCGTAGTCACGGGCTACAAGCCACACGATGTCGCCATTCTCGTACTCATCAAGGTGGTTGATGATCGAAAGCGCACCTAAAAAGCTTTTACCCGCACGCTCCCCGCCAGCAACAAGCTTAATCCTAGCCTTGTGGTCAAGAATCTGTTCCTGTTCCCGCCATGTACTGAACCCGGCAGCCTCAAGAATAGTATTCCGGTCTTCTGTAAGTAACAAATCGCCTCCTAAAAGCGCAAGCCCTTGATACTGGAGGCGATTCCATACCAAGGGCTTGGCCCGCCAAACCCTAATAACTAATAACGCGTACCCGTTACCAGCGATTGTAACCCTAACGAGGCCCCGGAGGAGAAAGCAGGCCCCGGATACGACAATGGGATGGCAATAACAGTTATAACACGCGTTAATGGTGAAAAGAGAGAGGGAAGGGGGGGACTATAGGGGGGGTTAGGTGAGAGTTCAACTAACAACCTCTTAGGGGTTGTTAGTTAAACCCACCAGAGAGGGTTAGTGGGGCATTGTAGAAGGAAGGGACTCCAGCCAGAAAATAAGCTGTCAAGGGGGTACCTACTACAACTATAACTACAACTACAACACCATACCCCCACCTATTACCATCATTACCTTCCCACACCCCAATCACTCCCCACCTCCCATGGGTCGGATGCATGAGTCAGTCAGCCCCTCAGCGTACGCGTCTACGCACTCACTGAGCCGAACTTGCAGCCTCCCCCACTTGCAAAGCAAGTGAGGGGTCTAGGCACTTTTGGGTCAGCCCAAGCGTAGCTTGGAGCCTCGTACGCGAGAAGGGCTGTCACAAGTGACAGATTCCAACTCACTGCTGTGATTGACCCTCTAGCTAAAGCTAGGCTAATTTCAAAAACTGGATTTGACGCTCTCTCCGTGCGCAAGGGCTTCGCCCCGTGTGAGAGAGGGGAGGAGTTTTTGGCACTTTGGCTGCCTCGCGCCCACGGGACGACGCGCACCACCGTGGGCGTTTTGCGAAGCAAAACACGCAGTGGCAACGCCGTCGGGGAAAATCGACAGGTCGGCTGATAGGGTTTTTGGAGGTCGCTGCACCGCTCGCCACAGCGTCCTGCCTACATACCCAAGGCGAGCGAACAGGAGTCCGAAATGCGAAGTCTACGACTTACCCCCAGCGAAGCTGAAGCCATGAGTCCTTCTCGACTTATGTCGAGAAAGATTCGACGTCCACTGCTTATAGCAGTGGCTATGAAGGCTGGTCTCACCAAAGGTGAGACCAAAGGTCTCGGAACCCGTCTTCTTCGAAGACGAATCGTCGATGCTTTAGCATCGTCCGATGGTCGCATTCCCAGCAAAGCTGGGAAGGTCAAAGTCACGTCAGGGTCTTTAGACCCTGCCATGATGCCAGCAGAGGGAATCTCCGATTCCCTCCTGCTGGACAGGAATGGCAATGCCCTAAAGGGCACTGCCAGACAAGCCAGAATCGACAAGTTGGAGCGAAGCTCCAAGCCAGTGGGCAAGAAGAAGGCTGCTAAAGCAGCCAAGGCAGCCAAGGCAGCTAAAGCTGCCGAGGCTGGAAGCCTTGAGGCTCGCATCGTCAGAATCGAAGATTCTGTCGAGACCATGGCTAAAGCCATGGCAGCCCTCACCGCTGCATTTGCCAGCTAAAGCTGGCAAGTCGCCCCAACCGTGGGTGGGCACTTGCCCACCCACCCACCCAAGTAGCTAGGAGTGCGTAATGAACTACTTCAAAATCCACTTAGTATGCCCAACTTGTGCCCGATCAAGTTGGCGAGTCTTGCACTTAGGCAAGCGTACTGGCAAGTTGCAGTGCTGCGCTTGCAAGTGGATCGGCACACTTGCACAAGCTAGCAAGTAGTCGAAACGGCAACGAAGTTGCCGTCTGTGGGAACTGACCTACCCGCACTGACGAGATTGGTCACAACTAGCAGACGCTTTAGCGTCAACAGGAGTGAGTTATGGGTACAACTACGTTGTATAAATCCGACACGATTGGAACGCACTTGGAACCTGCCTACTCAGGCGTATTGACAACTTTGGAAGTTGCCGATATTCGGAAATTCTTACGCAAGTACGGGTGGTTACGAGTGTGGTGGGGATTTCACCGAAATGCGAAGCATTTCAGTGGTGCCAAGATCAGGCAAGTTGCCTTGTTCGGGCACCCAGACGACGCAAGTGAGAATCGCAAGATTGTCACTGGTCAAACACAGTGCGAGCAAGTTGCTTGCACACAGTCATAGGAGTACGCAATTATGAACAGCGAAACACTAGCTTTACACCTACTTTGGCAACAGGAGCGCGAGTTTGAACTCGCACTCACTGGGCAACTAGTCGGAAAGGAGTCCACGTTCGTACTCGACCCTGACGGGTTCGACACAGGAGTGGTCGCAACTGAGGACGGTTGCGAAGTTGAACCAGACGGTACTTGCCAACACGGGCAGGTATCCCCACTCGTACGATTGGGGCTTGTATAACCAACTAGCCGAAACGCCGAGAGGCGTTCACTTGGGAGTGACCGCCCAAGTGCTGATGATGGCAGGTCACAAACTAGCATAGGAGTGGGTATGACTAACACAGGACTCGACCCGCGTTACGACGACGCGAACAATCCCGACTGGTATTGCGTACACGGGCAATACACTGGCAACTCGTGGGGGGCAGATTTTCTCTGCGGTATGTGCGAGGACGGGTACACCGAACGCATAACGTGTGTTGACGAGTGCGGATTCTGGACTTGGGGGCTACATGGCGAGAAAGTTCTTGCATGTGTGCCTAACCCAGAACGCACTAAGCAAGCGCAAGAGTACCGCATTGTTCGCAATCGAGCAAGGTGGGAAGGCGAGTACGCGAACCTACACGCGCACCTTCGGGAACTTGTAGCGTGGGAACAGGAGTACACACCCAAGCGCGTACACTGGTATCGACATCGTGACAGTCAATTCAACGACGTGTACACGTCGGGGAACATATACGAGCCATCGGGCAAGACATTCAAGCGCATATAGGAGGACACGTATGTATACAGTTGTAGATGAAGTAGGCAAGCACCGCTACTACGGCACAAGTTTGCGAGATGCTTTTCAAGTGTGGAGCGACATCGCCAAACGCGAGTTGAACGATAGGCTTGAGCCAGATGGTAGCGGGAACGTGATGACGGACATGGACTGTGGTGGGGGCAGCCAGTTGTATTTGGAAATCAGTGACCGAGTTTACGACTTGGTTTTCGACTCTGGTTGTGGTCGCTGCTGGGACTGCGAACCTGAGGACGAGTACAACCCAGCTACCAACAAGGCAGTGTTCCAATAGGAGTACATGATGAAAATGACTACCATACCAACGCCATACACTCGGATGGAAAACCTAATTGACGCACTTGTGCAGTCTGGGGTAGACGTACGAGTAAAGTGCTACGACTACAAGCCCGAACTGTGGCACAACGGTATGTACCAACTAACCCACGATCTAACGAGTGCTTGCAATGTCAAGGAGATTGTTTCAGTGGGGTTCAGTGGGACTCTTGACGCTGATCTCAAGTGCGAAGGGGGTGATGCGCGAGAGGAATGATTTTGGTTATTACCCCTTACCCTTTTCTCTCTTCTCTTTGAAAAAGAGAAGAAGAGAGAAAAGGGAAGGGGGGAGAAGATTTCGGTTTGATTTTTGGTTCGATAACAAGCACAAAAGGAGTGCATTATGGCATCTCGATTTGAGAAGCGACTTATCCTAGCGACATTGCTCGACATCAAGGTGGACGGGCAACCCAAGCACCAGCTTGAGGAGCAACTAGGTAAGCACAAGAACGCTGAACAGTTGCAAGTTGCTTATGTGGGTATCTCACGTAAGGTCAACGGCTTCAAAGGCAAGCCAGCTACTCGCGTAGCCAAGGCTGTCAAGGCGTTCGTGGCTGCTGAAAGCAAGTAGTCACAAGTGGGGGCGAAGGGTTTAGCCTGTAACTAGAACCGCTTGCGGAAGTTGCAGTACGTGGGTTCGATTCCCACCGCCTCCACCAAGCTAAACACACGAAAACGTTCCATTACAACTGGGCGTTCTCGTATGTGTTGCGGTGTTGCGGATAGTGTGACGGTGTGACGTTTACTTAACGTAACACTACTTTTCAGCGAGTAACACCTGTTACCCGTATACATAACAAGTGTGAAGGAGTTCACATGTTAGATAAATTGTGTGATAAGCACTGGGGCATAAGCCAAATAGGTGAGACTGCCAGTCACGTTGGAACAGGTCGTGACAGGCACGGCAGGTTCCTGTGCGATGTATGTGAGGTACTTGAGAGAGTAGCCAAACATGAACGCAAAGAACGTGCTGCTATAAAGCGAGCAGAACGACAGCATGGCTTGGTTGAGCCACCTAAGTCGATCAACCTGTAATGCAGCCCCAAATACCAGAGAACATCGAGTGGGAAACCGATGAAACAGGCAGCGAGCATTGGGTCGCAAGCCAACACATAGGCACATTTGTACACGTAACAGATGTGATTGACGACAAGGACGTACTAGATGACGAATAAATATATACCCATGAACGAAGGTCAGTCGCAAGAGTATTACGACGCACTGGAAATGATGGGTACCACAAGAGGTCTGTACATAATCGCACAGGCACTCTACCACGGCATCAAGGCACTTGATGCTGTCCCTGAACCCCATCGAGAAGGGTCAAACATCGAGGACATGCGACTGATGCAGGCGTTGTTCCCGTTCCCAGATGAACTGTTTGACTCGATTGTAAACACTTGTGAAGTTTGGTGCGATGGCAACCATGAGGAGCGATACCAACGCAACGATCAGGGCGACTTGATCGACATGGATAGTTTTGGAGACACAATCGAGGAGAGAAGCTAATGTGTAAACGAGTAAGGGCATTTCAAGTGCCTAGAGCAATCATCGTCTGCTCCCACCCACATGACCGTGCGTATTGGAAGAACAAACGCAATCAAGGTGGGCGTGGCTGGGGCATGACTCGCAAGCCTAAGAAGAGTCGATAGTAATGTGTTCAATCACTAGCTGTTTCAATGATGCAGATACATGGGTAACTCGCACCATCACACTACTAGGTGAACGCCTGTCGGCAACAATGCCGATATGTGAACACCATTTAGATGGGAAAAGACCCTAATATGGCAAGCATAAACGATAAGGCTATCGTCGATCAGATCACTAGCAACGAGGGGGTGTACGAAGTAGGTGGGGAAAGTGACCCACCTGTTACTCACATTATCGAGTACGGTAACATGTTCGACGGTCGAGTGACCTACGCACTCGCGTGGAGCGAGCAAGAGCATGAACACCAGTGGCAGACAGGCTTCTTCGCATGGAAGAGGTTGTACTGGTCACTAGAAGGAGGATTCCATTAATGGGAAGCAATAGAACTTGGGAAATCGTAGTGGAAACAGGTTGGTCGGAAACGTTTGAGGTAAAGGCAGGTTCACTTGCCGATGCACTTGAGTTGATCGACAGTGATGAGGTTGACCCGCTGAGTTACGGCAAGGTGGGCGACCAGAAGTACAGCTTACGTGTTGGGACTCCCAACAGGGCTGCGTACAAGGAGATCAAAGGCTACTTCGGTGGCGAGATTAGCTGTGACTGCGAGGGCAACTGTGAACAGGACGATTTGTGTCTCTGCAACAACCTTCCTTGCGAGGATGATGAGGGGATGTGCGAAGACACTAGAGGCTGCTTACATGGTGAGTGCAACTGTGAGTGTGAGTTTTAATGAAGTGCCCTAAGTGTAGCGGGTGGGTCGCTGACCAGTACGGAGATGAGTTCTGTCTCAACTGTGGCTGGCGTGACATACCTGCAAATATATCCATGCCAATAGTCACAGTTGGCAATAGTGTATCTCGCGTGGAGATAAACCTAGACCCTGCCGACCCTGTTCACAAGAAGAGAATGAAAAAGATGCTCACTAAATGTGAAGGTTCGGGCAGGGCTGGGTACGAATACACTAACAGGAACTCTATCGGGAAGGCACGTTGCAGAGTGTGTGACCAACGTGTGTTAACTGCGAAGGCAACTGCTGTTGAAGAACATAAACCAACTCGATTGATGTTGGAGCAGCTTACCTACGCACTTGCCCTTGATGAACAAAAACCAAACCAACCACCCTTTTCTCTCTCTCTTTGAAAAAGAGAAGAGAGAGAAAAGGGGGGTTGGGGTAAACCAGAAAAGGAGAAAATTTTGATTCGTGTTATAGATTATTCGACAGCACCAGTTCAGAGGATGGTTCCTGCGTTAAAGCGGTACGTTGATGGACACATAAAGCCGGGCGGTTTTCTAACTGCCTTGCTTTCCAACAGCATGGACGCAATGGCACTTGCCGATGAGGAAAATGATGCGGTGCTTAAGGAGTGGGTTCAGTGGGTTCACAACGAGATGCCCGGCGACATGGCTGGGTCGAAAGAGATTGTGTCTGCGCATTTACAAAGGAGGCGTTTAAGCTAAACTTAAAATCTTGGTTCGATACTAATTACAGGAGTGTTCAACATGGCAAAACTGCCAACTAAAAAGTACGAAAAGCACGGTGCGTATCTATCCAGCTACGGTGAGGACATCGTTGCGTCGCTAGATAAGCACAACCCTGACCCGTGTCTACTGGTTGGGGATACAGGATGGGGCAAGACCACAGTTCTCAAGGCTTATGCCAACGCTAACAAGCGTGAGTTCACAGGAGTTAACTTCTATCCACGAATGAGCGTTGATACCTTGGTAGGTATGTGGCGACCTCAGAACGTAGACACCGGAGTCTCCGTTGAGTGGCAAGATGGACTGCTTACCCAAGCAGTACGATCAGGTCACATCTTCATGGGTGAGGAACTTACCCGTGCGCCCCGTGATCTAGCGGGTCGAATCTTAGGGCTACTTGATAGTGCCAACAGGTACTGGTCTATCCCTGAGGCTGGCGTGAACGAGATACCAGTCGATGAGAACTTCTGGTTTGTCGCAAGCGCAAACCCAACGTCAGGGAACTACGCAACCGTGTCACTTGATGCTGCGTTGTTGCGAAGGTTCTCTTACGTTTGTGAGATTGAACAGCCGATTGCAGATGAAGAGAAAGTCATCACTGCTATGTCTGCTGGGGTAATCCAAAACCACGAAGACTTTACGGAACGTATGCTGAAGTGGGTTGCTGACCTTCGTGGTTCAAGAGAGTCTGCTATAAACACAGGCGACCTTGTTAGAGTCGTGGATGCGATGGTGCGTAAGCAGATCAAACCTGTTGATGCGCTGACTCACACGCTCAAGTTCAAGTACCCACACTTTGCTGGAATCTTAACAGCTTTCGGTGCGCACCTTGAGACATTCGATCTTAAGTGGACTAGCGCAAAGGCAAAAGCTTCGGCACCTGCACCAACCCCCGACCCTGAGCCAGCACCTGACAGTGTAGCTGACGCTGAAGTTGAGGGAACAGGTAGCAAAGATGTCGTAACGGCACCTTCCACTGCTGGTGCGAAATCGGTTACTGATCTGATGTCGCAGCTTCAAAGCTTCATCGACCAGCAGGACAGCTAACAACAACTACATGGGGGCTGCGCATCCACAACGCAGATTAGTATAGGAGTTCGTCTATGGTAAAGATTAACTACACAATGGGTGGCTTTGACGAGATGTTCAGAGTCACATCTGGAAACCCAGACATGCATGTGAGGCGGGGGTCTAAGGGCAGGAACAAAGCCCCGACGGGTATAGCTGGGCAGTTTACATCAAGTGGTGTCCACCTGAGAGGGCGGTCGAAGAAAGAGGACAACCTGCTTGTTGCAGGTCGTATGAAGTACCCTGCGTACTCTCTCGATTACAGGTCTATAGCAGACAGGCTTACTGCTGCGGTCACAGACATTCGTAAGGGTGATGTGCCGAAAGATGGTGAGTGGATGATAAACCCTTATGAAGTCGGAGACTTCATGAACGCTGTTGAGTATGCTCGTTCAGCATCGCTGTCTGCAAGTCACTATGACAATCGGAAGATCGAGGATGCAGCAGTTGAGCAGCTTCAAAAGATCACACACAATCAGAACGCTGACGAGATAGCTGAACTTGTGTTAACAGGTAAGGTCAACAACCCCAACATGTACGGGCCTCTGGCTAGAGACTCTTACACTGCTAGGGCTGCTGCTCGCATGGGTGGCTTGACTGACAGGGAAAAGCAACCCGATGGTGCAAAGGCTCTGTTCACACGGTCGTTAATGGAACTGCTTAAAGCAAAGCTTGAAGATGTGATCCAATCACCCGACATTACCCAGCCACCGCCACCACCTACGGATGAGCCACCAACAGGTGACTTGTACAAAAACCCGAACGGGAACATTGGTATTCCAGAAACGTGCAAACAGCCAGAAAAAATGGAAGACCTTGTGCCTGAGCCTGACCCAGAGAAAAAGGGTACCCCTGATGACGGTGGTCAAAGCCAACTCAAGGACATCGACAAGCTTGTTGACTCAGCTATTGATGAGGGCAACAAGAAGCATGAAGCCAAGCAGGAGTCCGAGGAAATTAACGTTCAACCTGAAGCGAAGGCTGACCCTGAAAGGTTTGAGTCTGCTCGTAGAGTAGAGGATCAGGTACACGTTAGGCAGATATGGGGTGTGCAGGTTCCAGCAGAACCTATGGGAATAAGTATCCCAGACTCAGATGATGGGGCTGCTGAACGTGGCAAGATCGGGACTCCAACAAGCGACCTGTGGAAAGCCAGCTTCGGTGACATGAGGGTGTTCGATTCAACAGGGCAGACTGCCCCACGTACATTGACCATCCTTGTTGACTGCTCAGGCTCTACTATCGGAAGAAAGTGGCAGAACGGGCGACCATTCCAAGCGTTAGGCTGGTCGATAGCAGCGCAACTGCTGAAGCTTTCGCCTCAGTCGGAAAGCTTTGGGTTTAGTACCCGAAACGGAATGACCCTGTACTCAGGACAAAAGCCGGGACTTATCCCTGATGGTGTTCAAGGTGGCGGTGGAACTCCTACTGCCTCAGCCTTGGTCTGGGCATATGAGCGAGCGCACGGTAACGATACCAGCGTGGTGCTTATAACTGACGATGACCCTGATTACCATGCTGCTCCCGTAGCTGCTGAACTGCGGAACCGTGGAGTAACATTGGGAATCATTGGACACCCCAACTACCCGCCACAGTACGACGGGTACAACCAAGCTGCTCAGAACCGGAAACGTTTCCACGCTATCGGATTCCCAGCAGACTTGAGTGTCTACTTCTCAGGTACAAACGACGTTCATCTGTTGAACGAATTGTTCGACAACATCATGGCTTAGGGGCAGGTAATGCAAGACAGTACACCTGACGGGGAGATGTCCGACTACGTTGAGTACCTTCAAAGAGCCTTTGAAGGTTCCAACAAGGACGGGGTGAACCTGAGTGAACTATTCAACGAGGATGTGTCTGACTCCAACTGGAAGCAGACTGAGATACTCCTCTCAAAACTAGAGCATGAAGATACTCGATCTGTAATCGAGTATCTAATGCGAACGCCTATCGGCAGGTTGTCGATGGCGCGCATGAGTGCTAGGGCACAAGAGTACATCGAAGACGCAATAGAACCAAATGCAGAGAGGATAACGATGGAACAGCGTATAAAGCTGTCTGCAATCTTGAACATATTGTGTGAGATGTTCGCGTGGCTTGGTGCCAACAAAGACTTCTTTGAGAAAGGAGAAGAACATGGAACAAACTGAACTACAAGAAAAATGTAGGGAGTTTGCTGAGTTACAACGAGCAAAGCAGGAGATAACTCAACGGCACGCTGAGATACAGCAGGAGATTTTCTATCTTGCTGGGCGCGAAGAGGCTGAAGAGATTATCTTCGTGGATAACAATGGCGTGGTACAGACAGCAGCGATAAAGCTGCAAGCCAAGTACGACGTTACTGAACTATCCAAAGTGTACGAACTTTTACCTGAGGTACAGGTAGATGCAGGTAGGCAATTAATACGGAAGGAAGAGGCGATTACCCAGAAAGTAGACGGGCTACGAGCCAAGCAACTTGAGAAGTTGGGTGGCAATGTGGCTATAGTAGTGCGTAAAGCACGCGACATTGCAAGCAGAAAATACATCAGCATAAAGGAGTCCAAGTAATGGGACTTGTTAGTGACATATGGCCTTACAGCGTAACGGCTATGAATGACAAAGGGCGAACGACCTTCGCCAAAAAAGAACTGACTATCGACAGGGTGTTCGACAAGTACGGTATCGGTTACACGTTTGAAGAGGACACCCAAGACCCTAGTGCGATCTGGAACATGCAGGGTGAGTGGGATGACACTGCTAACAACGGCAGAGGTGGTCGTCTTGATTACACTGGTGATCGCTACGATGAGGGCGACGCTGTTGAAGCTGTCCTTGTACACCGAACGTACAAGAAGCGGGACGGTACTGATGGTGAGGCAAGAGATGTGAAGTGGATTCGCAAGCTTGCAACACCCAGTGTGCAGCAGCCCAGAGGTGAAGACCCCGAATCAGCAGTTACCCCTGACGTAACACCTGTTACGAAGAGGGATAAGTGGGAGATCAAGGACGAAACTATTCGTCGGGGTCAAGCAGTCAACGTGCTGATGGAACTTGCCAAGCAAGTACCTCTGCTTGAGGCTACGTTAGGCAAGGAGTTTCCAATCGCTGCCGTGCTACGGCATGAGATCGGTCGGCTGGCTAACTCTGAACCCGTTGACCTGTCGTACCTCCAAGGGTTAATCGACAAGGCAACCCTGCCCACCATCGCTGAGTTGATTGCTTCTCCTGTTGCCGAAGAAGAAGCTGAAGACTACGAATCAAGTGACGTTGATTACGGTGACGCTGCCGATGACATTCAAGTAAACGAAGACGGTGAGCAAGTAGAGACACTTAAGTGGGAGGACTAGATGCCTAAGTTACTTGACGCTGCATTAGCATATGCAGCAAGGGGCATGAGTGTTATACCACTCAAGCCCCAAGACAAACGACCTCTGCTTACAAGTTGGAAGGACTACCAGAGCAAGCGCATGGGAGTGGGGGACATGCGCGGGTTCTGGAAAGAACAGCCCGATGCCAACATAGGTCTAGTCACAGGTGCGATCTCAGGTATGACAGTTGTTGATGTGGATGGTGACGAAGGAGTAAAGTCCTTGCAGGATGCAGGCATCCTGTTGCCAGAGACATACACGGTGGAAACCCCGAAGGGTTTCCACTACTACTACAAGTACAACAACCTGTTCAAAACAGGTGCTGGGTTTCTTAAGAACGTTGACGTTCGCAACGATAAGGGTTACGTGGTTGCGCCTCCGAGTGAGGTAGACAGCACTGCGTACTCTGTTATCGCTGATAACGGCGGTGAGTTTGCGGAGTTCGGTGTTGTACCAGAGCAATTCTTGAGTAGCAAGAAGGGCGTAGTGTCCGACGACGGGATGATTAGCCAGCCTAACAGCAACGCTATGGAACCGTGGATTGCTCAGGCGATTACGAACGGTGCGCCCGAAGGACAGCGTGACGAGACTGCGATTAGGTTGGCAGGATACTTCTGGTCAAGAGGTGTACCCGAAGACATAATCAAGGCAACTGTTACACAGTTCGCTAACAACTGTACCCCACCCATGTCAGCGCAAGATGTGGCAAGGATTGTTCGGTCAGCTACAGGCTACGAGCAGACAAAGGTGCGTAACTTTACAGAGGGAAAGATTCCTGACCCGCTATGTAAAATCTCACCTGTCGGTGACGTAGAGATTGTATGGCCTGACAACGGGGTTACGATAGCGTTCAACCAGATATACAAGACGAAGGAACGTCTTGCATGTCAGATACAAGTCAGCACCTACAACAGTGGTGTGTTGCTTGGGCCTGTTGCGTTTGACATGGTGTCCATGAGCAGACGCAAGGAAGCAGTGATGATGCTGAAGGACAGGCAAGCCGAGGATTGGTCGGCAATCCTTGATGTAGCTTGCAGGATTGCAAGGGATGCGCAAGAAGATACGTCTGATTTCGTTGACCTACGTGAAGGCACCGCACAAAAGAGCGTTAGCCCTTGGCTAATAGATAACTTCCTTGCCGAAGGCAAGCCAACCATCATCTATGGAGATGGTGGTACAGGTAAGTCCATGATGGGCATAGCTACAGCTATGGCAATAGCCGCGTCGATTGAAGTGGTTGAAGGATTAAAACCTAACACCACTGGCAACGTCTTGTACCTTGATTGGGAAACAGACGACCAAGAAATCAAAACGCGAATGGACTGGATCGTTAAGGGCATCAACCAGAGAGGGCTTTACAGCTACGAGATGGATCGCTGGGATTTCCCGGTGGAATACATGCGCTGTACGGCTCCGCTAGTGTCCTTGCAACCGAAGATAAGCAAGAAGATAGAGGAGATGGGTTGCCCCTTGGTGATCGTTGACTCTCTTGTACCTTCGCTTGACGGTGACGCTAACGATAGCATCACTGCCACACGGCTAATGAATACGCTTCGGTCGTTTGGCACAGCTTCACTCATCATCAGCCACGTTAGCAAAGAGGGCAAGATGTTCGGCTCTCAGTTCTGGAAGAACATGGCACGGAATGTGTGGAGAGTAGAGAAACAACAGGACTTAGGGCAGGCGTACTTAGACCTGTCTATGGTTCAAGAGAAATCCAATAACTCAGGCTTATCTAAACCAGTAGGGATACGGATGAGCATTGAGAACGAGACCGCGTCGTTTAAGAAGTTGGCAATCGCTGATCTTAATGCGACACTGGCTAAGTCAATACCTATCAAGACTCGCATCATAGATGAGTTGAGAACAGGTGCAGCCCAAACAGTTAAAGACCTATCTGACACGTTACAGGAGACCCCATCAGCAGTGAGCATGGCCCTAACGCGTGGCAAGGGAACAACATTCGTTGAGATAACTGATGCAGCAGGGAAAAAGACTTGGGGCTTATTGGTTAAGTAGACATGGGGGATAACAACTCTCTCTCTTAAGAGAGAGTGTTGTTACCCCACTAACAAAAGGAGTGAGAAATGGGTACTAGGAAAGAAGCACTTGGAAAAACAACGAGTGCATTAAAGGAACTAGTCAGCACGCTTGTAGGTTGGCCTTGGATAAAGAGGCAACCGAAGCAGTTGAACATGTTTGACAGGGAGTATGCCGAGTACGTTCGTACTAATGAGCAGAGGTTCTCAGCTTGGCGACAGGTTATGAACGATGTCTCTAAGAAGGTAGCGCATGCTCAGGATGGGATTGCCGAAGTAAGGGAACTCGTAAAAGAACTACAGGTCTCCGACAAATTCGGCAGGGTTGCAGCTTCAAGCACCGACAAAAAAGTAGAGGCGTTAGAAGCACAGCTTGCCTCACTGCGAACGAACGTGAAAGAAAAGCCAACCTCTGTTGAAGACCACACAGAGAAGGCAAGGGAAGCGCGGGCTACGTCCCCAAAGAATGAACCGTCACACGAAGGGATGAGGGTAACACCTGTTGGTGAACGACCTACACACCATCTCTTGTGGGCAGTACAGGACTCAACCAAGGACGAGATTGTTGAGTACGCAAATTGGGCAAGGGATGCTGGGGAGTTTACGCCGAACGTAGCCACTGCTGATAGCCCTATGCTTGGGTGGTCTAACGGGAAACGCTCCCGAATGTTCAGGCACATGATCGACTTGAGGTTGATAAGGGTCACTGATAGGGGCGGTTACGGTGGGCCAAAGAAGGCTATCTTTATAGGCACCCTGAAGAAGTGGAAGTACACCGTAGTTTCGATTGAAAAGCTTTCTTCTCGCCTGTTTAAGCAGGGTATAGGCAAGTGGTCTGAACCTGACAGAGAAGAAGCCCCTGTTCGACCAGCAGAAGACCCTTCCCTAGAAGAACTTGAGCAACAAGCCTACGAGTCTGACGATCCAGACTTGGCTGAAGAACTGTACGACCGTGCTGTCGAGTTAGACAACCAAGCAAATGGGGTTGTCACTGTGCTGGAAGAGTACAAGGACGAAGGCGCAGAACAGAAACCCTATCATGTCGGTGCGACCAAGACTGATCTCGGTGATGACTGGTCTGCCAAGTACAGAGATGACAGGCGCGGAAACAGGGAGCATTCCTAATGACAGCTAGAGCAACATGGAAGGCATCCGAGCGACGCATAGCAGCGATACTCGGCGGTGAACGTGTGCCAGTGACGGGGCGAGAGCGTGGCTCTGCCCCTGATGTGGAGCATGAGGTGTTTGCAATCGAACACAAGTACGGTAAAGTTCTGTCGTCACGTTTTCAAACAGCGATTGAGCAAGCGCAAGCAGCAGCGGAAGGGACTGACAAGCTGCCACTTGTTACGTTTGAACATGCTAGGGGTGGAAACGTTGGCAACATCATCGGGGTCGCCATGCTCATGGATGACTTCGTAAAGCTGATACTTAAGCTGGAAGAGGACAGCTAGTATGGGTGAGAAACGCCTGTTTACTAGGCCCAAGTGTGAGTACTTACGTCACATGTTGGGTCGTACTTGGCGGGTACTGCTTGATATAGCCCGCGAAGTGCCACGCAAGTGGGAGTAAAATAGTGTATCTATCCGTTCAGCAAAGGGGTGTTAAACAGAACCGTCCGTGGGCTTCGTTTCTTAGCCTATGGGTTACGGTGAGGCAGTACCTTCTTGGGATAAGACAGTTGACTACGCTGACTCCTTCTGTCTCAAACACAACAGCTTTAAGTAGTTAAGGATTAGGGAGTCTTCATATGCCCCCTCTTCGCATGGACTAGGTGTAAGGGTGGTGAGACCCCACTCTCCTATCGCTGAACATTCAAAGCCCCCGGTTCTTACGAGCCGGGGGCTTCTTGTTCCAAACTCGACTGGAGTTTGAATTTGGAACGTCCAATAGGGGACAGTTTCCACGCGTACGGTTTAGAATTATCTTACTAAAGATGGATGATTCTAACTACCGACAACATTGGTTACACCAACACCAGAAATTCCTAACACGCGTTAGCCCGCTGGCTATAAGCGCAGCCTTCATTGCGACAGGGCTAGTGCTATGGGCTACTGGCACATTCAATATCGAAACTGCTGGCTATACCAGCATCTGGTTCCTCGCCTTCATAGGCGCAGCACTGATATTCCTACCAGTCAGTTCCCTAGCAGCAGTCTGCGTAGCCGCGGCTGTTGACTTGAACCCTTTCCTGCTCGCAGTTGTAGCAGCATCAGCAGAGGCTGTCGGAGAGTTGACAGGCTATCTTGCTGGCATGGGTGGTAAGTCCTTCTTTGAACACAACCGCTTCTACCTGCGATTCAAGAACTTATTCTTAAAATACGCTGCTCTTACATTATTCTTTGGCAGCATCATTCCTAACCCACTGTTCGACATCATGGGCGTAGCTGCTGGCAGCATACTCTATCCTGTCCGCAAGTTCCTACTGCTGGTCTTCATCGGCAAGGTGGTTAAGTTCAGTTGGGTTTCGTTAGGCTGCTACTACGGGATGACATGGTTCTAACTGCTCTCTAGTCCAAACGCCCCCCGCCAGACTAAGCCGACGAGGGGCGCAAGAGGGCGGTCGCCCTGAAACCAGAGATAACAGAACGACCAACAAATAACTTACCACCACCAACCCAGCCCGTACTTTACAAGAGTTCGTTCTACTCTGCGAATAAAAGCAAGAGGTCTACGCACAACCCACGCTAGAAGCAGTCGCCCCTTTTGCACCATAGGCAGGTCAGCAAAGTAGTTGTCACCGTCTGGGTGAGTGAGCCACCCTGCTATCAGTCCTATCTCGTACAACAGGAGCATGGGCAGGGCAACCAAAAATGTGAGCGTCCCGTCCAGTGACGGAGTAATAAGGGCAGCGAAGATGAACGCTGTCGGAACAATCCACTTGCGTAAGTTCTTGGCTTTTGAGTAAGGAACAAGTCTGAACTTAGCCAGTAACTGCATAACTACAGGCAACTCAAAGACTATCCCTATCCAGAACAACAGGCTCAATAACAAAGCCATGTAAGAAGTAAGAAGTATTACAGCTTGGGCAATATCCGCACCAAACGTGAGCAGGAAGTTAAGGCTCACAGGCATCATCACATAGAACACGAATGATGCGCCCAGTGCGAACATCCCAATGGATATCGCTGAGTATGTTGTTACGAACAGCCAGAAGCGTTGTGGGACAAAGGGCTTGAGCATTGTTAGCGTACCCACGATAAGCACAGGGAACGCCACGAACTGACCACCCTTCATGGACAGGCTCAGGGTAGACCCGAACATGTCTTGGGGTGCTGTGAAAACAGGTCGCCCATCAAAAGGCGACAGCATCTCTTCTGCGGGGGCAAGCAGGAAAGCGAACACCTCTGGGTGCCACCAGAAGGTAGCCCCTGCTCCAATACTCCATGCCAAGATGCACAGGAGTACGGTGTTCCTAAACTGCTGACCGAACCTGAACCCCCGCTCGTAAGCGGAGAGAGTCAAAGGCTACGCGCCTTTGTTGGTCTTGTCTTTACTACTCTTGCTATTGCTCAACATTCCGTTGATTGCTGTGTAGCCTAGAACAGCTATTGCAATAACGGCGATGCCGATAATGATTGGGTCGTTTGGCATGTTGCCCTCTTATTTCCTCTTGGTATTCCCGAAGTTGAGAATACCTAACTTGTTTATTTTACCGAAAACATTTCGGCGGAATCCAGTAATAGAACTGTCGAAGCTACTCATCATCCCTCTTGTATTTATCAGGGTGAATACCAAGACGAAAGATGAAGCCCTCAACAGTGTTCCCCAATTCAAACTTAGCGATCCTTACAGCTTGAACAACTGTGGCTGCGCCAACAATCGAGCCGATAAAGTATTTGAACATCCAACTAAGCGGGTGCATTAGTCGTCCCTGCGCTTACGACTGAGAAGACCAGAGAAGGCTCCGCTAATCGTGTCCCTTATTGTCTGGGATAAAGAACCAACAACTGCCACAGCAGGTTCAACAACTGCGTTTATTACCTCTTGCTTGGCTTGAACACCCTGCTCCTTGAGTTCCTCAATAGTTAGAGGTGGAGGTGGTGCTACTGTTCTAGCAGGTCGCTTACGTCGTGTGCTTTTTGCAGTCGTAGACTTGGCTTTCGCCCTGCGCTTCGTTGGTTTTTCTGCTGACTGTTCTGGTTTACTTACCATAGTTACCCTCCTAAATGGTTATCGCTAGATAGTTAACGACATCCCCGTTATGACCAAAGTGTACATAAAAATCTGCGAGGTCGCCGGGAGCCTCTTTGACATCATGCCTGAAAGTAAACTCTCTGGGCGTACCTTTGGCTAAGACAGGAGCGTTGTTGTTGGCTACCGTGGAACCACCAATATAAACATCGCCTTTGTTTTCAGACGGTACTTCTAACAATAGGTACTTAATAGGAGTTGGAACCGTAACGAACTGGATTGGTTCGCGCCCTTTAGAGGACGCTGTTACTCTTCCGTGAATAATGCCTGCCATTAGTATTTCCGTTTACGCTTAGTGGTCATCTTCTTGCCAGTACGCTTTGCTGCTTTCTTCGCGGCAGCCTTACCCTTGGCAGTATACGCGTAATGACGTTTACCCACTTTCGGCATCAGCCTTCTCCTTATTAACAACTGTTACAGGTAGTTCTAACGGTTGTAGTTCTTCTTCATGTGCAATAGCTCTATTGCGTAGGGTATCAAGAATCGACACGGCAGGTGCAAGTTGTGCGGTAAGTGTAACTTGCGGTGCCCATCGCTCGCGTGAAGGCCCGCGTTCCAGCAGCCATGCCTTGGCTCGCCAGTCTGATTCCCTTTGCAGGTCACTTACAAGCTGTACTTCTGCTTTTGAGATTGCCCGCTCTACATCTTTAGCAAAGCTGGCATATGGCTCAATCGCATCCTTGCCGGGCATCTCACCCTTACCTCTTTGTATCCACCTCATCACTGAACGTTGGCTTACACCCGCTGCTTGCGCAGAGGTTGTTAGCCAGTTGCCCTCACTCAACTTCTTGATGATGCTTTTGTGTACGGCGGGAGTTAGTGAGGGTGGTCGCCCACTTAAGTTTGCGGGTAAAGTCATTTGCCCTTTGCCTTCGTAGCTTCCTTCTCGATGTTCTGAGTTAGCTCAGCCCGCCTTCTCGATTCAGCAGCAATAAGTAGTAGCTGCTTGAACTGAGGATTTGTAGCCATCACTACATCTACGTCCTGCATTGTTATCGTTATGTTGTTCTCTGTGGTCATGTTAGTCCTGTCGCTATTTAGGGTTATCTGTTCTAACTTTATTGTAAGCGATTACATACGCATCCCACTTCGTAGAGTCCCCACCGATTTCCTTTTCGGTATAAGCCTCCATGAAAGTATGTGCATCTGGATATTCCATAATACGTTTACGAGCATAAGCCTTCGCATCCCAATCTGCTTGCGCCGCAGCTAAGTCACTGTTCAGCGAAGATTCTGATGGTTTACTATATGAAACCGATTCACCGTTAACAACATCACGGATTACAAGATTCGCATATATTTTGTTCTTGGTATCGCTCCAAGTGAACCATGAGCCGGGATGAAGAGGCACTAAAATATCTTCAATATGGCTAGGTCTTTCACTCACAGGATTCGTATAATCTGCCATTTTATGATGCATCCCCTAATCTTATGAACACAACGGTTGAATAACTAGTACTAGTACTACCGTTCATTTGCCCTGAAGAATAGAAAGTACCCATTGTAAATTTAACCTTGTCATTACTTGTATTAGTCACGTCGAATAAATAAACAGCGTGTGCGACTCCGTAAGTAATGTTTGTGATGGCAGAGGAAAAACCTGATGCAGAGACTGTCGCATACGCATCATCATCTTGGGTAGTTTGAATATCTACAGCACCCGCCCCACCAGTACCACCAAAAGATGCCGATACTTCTATCTGCCACACCCCTGTGTCAGGAAACGTAAATATCCCAGAACTTAATGCCATACCCGCATCAATTTGACCGTATCCAGCAGTATCATCAATCTCCCAATTTTCAATAAGGATGCCGCTCTGTGCATTGGAAGCTAAAGCCGTGTGAAGTCTCCACTGTTCAGCCACCTCTATGCCCCCACCGCCACCAGCAGCTTCCCACCCAACACCACTACCAGTAGAAGTTAGTACTTCCCCATCACTACCCTGTGCGCCAGCAATAGTTAGGTTGTCTACTTCTAGAGTACCTTTTATGTCACCGCCAGCCTCAATATCTAAGGTGTTTCCATCTACCTCACCTGTAACTGTGATTGAGTCTACAAACGCATCCTTCCACCTAACCCCTGTCGTACCTAGATCAACATCGCTATCAGTTATAGGCTGAAGAACTCCATCTACTAACTTAACTTGCTGCGTTCCATCAATGTCAAGAATGATTGCATTATCAGTTGAGAAATCAATGTTGGCATGGGAAGCCCCGTACCCTACAGCCAGACTAGCGTTATAAACACTTGTAATGCCTGTCTGAGCAGCATCGACCGTAAAGGTCATGTCATAAGGGTCAGCGTCTGTGCCATTGTCAGTATCAGTCCAGTTAGTAGTTATACCTGAACCGATCAACTTGATCTCGTTGGCATTGTTTATGGTGACTTCAGTACCATCGTCATCTTCCAACTGGAAGGAACTCATCGAACCTTCAGCAACTATATAAGCACTAAGTTGCGAAGCATTAATGTACTTAGTCGTACCGTCATCGTCTATTAGAAACTTGTCCCCATCAACGACTATAATGCCTGTACCGTCAGTACCGCTGTCAACTTGAATAGCCCCACCTGCAACCTTATCTGCTGTAGATATAGTTGCCAGCTTACTGTCAGCAATAGCTGCACTTGAATTAACATCTGCGTTAACAATCGAGTTGGAAGCTATTGAGGTAACGCCAGCGTTTGTTATCGCAATGTCACCGCTTATTGCTACAGGGTTGTAGTTAGTTCCATCTGCTATAAGCATGTAAGCGTCTGTGTTCGTACCCATAAACAGGTCATCACCAGACACCGTTAGGTCGCCTGTCACTACAACATTACCTGCGAATGTGGCTTTACCAGCATCCGACATATCGAAGACAAGGGCGTTTACATTAGCCCCACCGTCGTTACCTGCGATAGTAAAGTCAGCATCTGATGTTCCGGTCTTAAGAACCCAACTACCCGATGAGTTGGTAAAGGCTAGTCCTGTGCTATCACCTGATCCTGCCTTGAATGTAATGTCATCACCGTCAGCGTCAAGAACAATATCTCCCGCTACGTCAATAGTAAGGTCGCCTGATGACAGGTCTATTTCCGTGCCATCTATGGTGATGTTATCTACAACCACACCAGCGTTAGCTGTGATCTGGCTGCTAAAGGCATCTATCTCGCCTTCCATGTAGGTGGCAAGAGTCTCAACGGTGGTCATCTTCATCGTGCCATCGTCGTTAATAAGAACTCCGTCACCGTCACCTATCGCATCCGTGCCTCTGGCAGTACCACCGTCGATCAGGTTTAACTCTGCTGGAGTTGCAGTAATAGCTGTGTCGCTGTCTGCTGCAAGAACTGCAAGCGTACCTCCCACATCAGGGATAACGACTGTACGATCTGCTGTCGGGTCTTCGATTGTCAGCGTTGTCTCGTTACCGTCTGCCGTTGCACCTTCAAAGACGATAGCGTTTGCTGCGTTCATCGTCACAGTGTCAACTATTGTCTGCGTTCCGCTAACAGTAAGATCACCAGTAACAGTCAGGTTGTCAGCAACGGTTACTTCTGAGGTGGAATGACCAATCGTTACAGCGATACCGCTTGTTTCAGTAGCTAGCTTTAGCGCGCCAGTTGCGTTGGTGATATAAGAGTTAGAGCCGTCGTGGTAGAGAATCATGTCGCCAGCAGCGAGTGATCCGATCTTTAGTTCTGTGTTGTCGTTAAGTTGCAGGGCATCTTCCGACTCATCCCATAGCAGGTATCTGCCAGAGGTGGCACCGTACATCGTAACGTCTACGCCCGTGTCATCTTCACCGAAGACAGCATCACCGCTTACGGTCAGGCGTGTGAGGTTTATTCCGTTACCTGCTTTTATCCAGCGGGTACTGGAGCCAAAGACAATTTTGACATCCATTGGATACTTAGTTTCATCGGTAGTAGTTAAGTCCCACCTACCGTTAGCGTCCGTAGTATCTGTCATCCCGGCGATAG